GTGTTTGTACCACTTATACCTTCATCTGCATATATTCCTGCAAAAACATACTCTGAATGACTATTTATATAGTTTTTATAGTAATTAACCTGTGCTTCATAACTAGACAGTTGCTCCAATTGGTCTGTTGAAACTCTGCAATAGGCAGCCATTCTCTTTTTTGTTTGTGACTGCCTTTGAACTGAATTCCCCTGAACCTTTTTCGCTGGTATAACTGTAACACTTCTTGCCATTCTTAATTTCCTCCTTCACAATAGTTGCTTCCTTTATATTAAGCCTTCTGATTACTACATCATCAATTGATGTTCCATTGCAGGCATCTTTTCCATTTTTAATGTAATTACTACATTGCCACACTATCTTTTTACTTGAGTTTTTACTGTTCCAAGTTCTTCTCCTTAAGGTAGAGCCACATTTACTACAATAAAGCATTCCTGTTAATGGATACCTTCTAGTGTACTTATCTGAGTCTCCTAAAACGTTTCCTTTTGTTTTTCCTCTTCTCTTAATCTCCTCTTGTACCTGTTCCCACATTTCTCTTGAAACAATAGGTGAATGATTTTCTTTTATATAGTAACTATCTATGACTCCATTGTTTCTAATTGAAGTTTTCTTTAGATGTTCTGGTGTATAGTATTTTTGAAGTATAGCATCTCCTTTGTATTTCTCATTCTTTAAAATCCCTATAATTGTACTATTGTGCCAAGTCTTATTACCTACTGTAGGAATATCTTCTTTATTTAACTCCTTAGCTATTTTAGATGAACCTTTTCCTCTAAGATAATCCTTAAAAATTCTTTTTACTATTTCTGCTTCTTTAATATTTATAACCAACTCTCCATATTCATTCTTGTCATATCCTAAGAACCTTGTAGTATTAATCATTAACTCACCTTGTTGAAACTGCTTTCTAGCCCTCCATTTTAAATTTTCACTTACATTTCTGCTTTCCTCCTGTGCAAAAGAAGAAAGGACGGCAAGCATTAACTCACCGTCCCTAGACAAAGTATTTATATTTTCATTTTCAAATCTAACTTCTATTCCTAAATTTTTTAATTCTCTTACAGTTTCTAAAATAATAGCTGTATTTCTTGCAAATCTAGATACAGACTTTGTAATTATTACATCAATTTTTCCTTCTCTGCATAGATGGAGCATTTTTTGAAACTCTGGTCTATTATCTGTATACCCTGATACTCCTCTATCTTGGAAAACTCCAACATATTCATACTCTAGGTTATTAGAAATAATATTTTCATAGTACTGTACTTGATTTTCTAGAGATTCTCCTTGCTTATCATGAATAGTAGAAACTCTTGCATAGGCACATACTCTTTTCTTTTTCTGTTGTACTTTTAAAATAGGCTCTATAATTCTTACACGCATCGCAATTACTCCTTTCTATCAAATTGGTACTAACATATATCACTCTGTGAAGCATAAAAGTCAAGATTTACAAAAACTAAAACTGCTACTTAAAACCTTAAGTAATGGCTATTTATTAAATATCATAATTGCAGCATCAAAGCCTGCTCCCTTTAACTTCTGAACTTGATTTTCAGCATTTTCTCTTATTCCATAAGAACCTGCCATTACTCTATAAAGTGTTTGTCCACTTCCTGGTTGCGTTGGCAGTGAAGGTTCTATATAATCAATACCTAATTGTGAAAGAATAGCTTTTGCTAAGGCTTTAATTATTTCATTTCTTTTGCTATCAAATAAATTATTATCCATAGTATTATCAATAAAACCTATCTCAATTAGTACTGCTGGAGCCTTAGTTTCTCTTAATACATGAAAATCAGCTACCTTTACTTCCCTATTTGCAAGCCCTAATGCTACAAGTGAAGTTTGAATTTTTTCTGCCATAGCCTTTGCATATTCTCCTGGATTTAGATATATATAGGTTTCAACTCCTGTAGCTTTTTCAGGTTCATATCCATTTCTATGAAAAGATATAAAATAATCATAGGTATTTCTGTTTTCAAAATTACTCCTATCATTTAGACTTATTGTAGTATCAGAAGTTCTTGTTTCATCAACAACTACTCCATGTCTTCTAACCTCTACTGCTACATCTCTACCAATACTTAGAACATCACTTGACTCTTTTCTTCCTTTATAACAGGCTCCTGGATCTTGTCCTCCATGACCATAATCAAAACATAGTCTAGCCATTATTTTCACTCTCCTTATTTAATTGCTTTAGCACAATCTTTAATTTTTCTGGTATTGGTAGTCCTATCTTTGCTGAGTTTTCTAAAATACTTATCCCTTCATTAGAAGTGTAGAAAAAAATAACAGCGGTGCGAATTGCACTACCACTGCCTAAAATCTTAGTGTCTACAATATGTGATATACCTACTAATACAAAAATAAGAACCTTTTTAAAAATCCCCTTAAAACCTAAGCTGCTAGATAACTTTTTTTCTAATATTGCACGCATTACACCTGTGACATAGTCAATTATGACAAATATAATTAAGGCATAAAGAAAGCCATCTAAACCTCCTAAGATTCCTCCTAGAAAAGCTCCAATGGCTGCAAAGATAGCTTGAAACACACCTAATATGTCTTTCATAAATACATCCCCTCTATATATATTTTTTTGTACTGAAGTCTAAAATATACCGTCTAGAATATTGTCAATTATAAAATCGTATTGTATCTTCATTGTGTTAGTTGGTGTTTTAGTTACCGGAGCTGCTAGTAGTGTTTGCGCTCCTATAAGAGATGGTCCAAATGCATAGTAATAATAGCTATAAGAACTTGATCCACTCCACACTCCAAAACAATATCCATAATTATGATACTTGCTGAAAAAATACTTTCTATTATCCGGTGAAGGCATAGCCTTACTTGCCGATACTCCATTAAATATAGGTTTAAGTGAGTTATCATATAGGTGTAGATAGCTACTAGTATCTTTAAATATCCAATACTCTTTTGTTTTTCCTAGTATATTTACTTTCCAACTACTATCCGCATAACTAGGGGTATCTATTATATAGTCTGTTTCTATGCCATAGCTACTATTTAGCTTCAAAAGGTGATTTACATTAACACCATTTATAGAATAGTATACAGTCATATATGGTACTCCATCTATTACTTCAAAGGATTGTATAGTAGGTATTTTCCCGGTTGCATCTTTATAATTACTTGCACTTTTACTTGTATTCCCTACCCATGTACCATCCTTTTGAAAGGTATAGATATCTATACTACTATTTTTATTGTAGTGTAAATACAGATAGTTAGAATCAGCAGATATTCCGTTTAAACTAAAATCACTAGTAGTTAACTTTGAACCATCTGCTTTATAAAAATAGTTATCTCCATTTTGGTTACTTCTACAGCTATCCAAAAAGAAACTTTTAAAAGTTCTATAATATACAGATGAAATTGTTATTGAGTATAACCCATATCCAATATTATCATAATCTGAACAATAATAACTTGTTGATCTTAAACTACATATAGCAGTATTTTTACTGTCTATAGTAGAACTACCACCTGCAGTATTTATATTAGTTGCGTATAATGTTTCTCTTCCTTCGCCTTGATACCAATATATTGTTTGAAAGGTTCCATTGCATGAATGAGTGGGAAAATCAAATACAAAATGTATTTTTATTTTGCCGTCTTCTTCTGGCTTATAATAGCTTTCAGATAAATTTATTGTACCTTGCAATGTATTAGTTCCCGAATAAGGTTCATTTTTATCACACCATCCTATGGTATTTCCTTTCATATATTTTTCACTAGCATTCTCTACGCCATCATAATCAGTTAAATATATTCTTCTAAAAGGGAAAGTAATATAACCATTTTCAATATTTCCTCCAACTATCAGCCTTCTATAAAAAGATTCAAGAAACAAAAGTTTTACCACTGAATCATTAATTAAGTTTTCAGTTTCTGCATGATAAACCTTACTTCCTGTCTTTGAATCAAAAAGTTCAACTGTAGCTCTTCCCCTCATATTAGCGATAGGTTTTATCTTATTTAATTTAGTCACATTATTATTTACTAAATCTTCATTAAAAGATATAGTTTCTCTATACATAACACCGCTCCTCTCCTAATCTTTACTAACAACACTCCTTTACTTTATATAAGTTCTATTGTGACATCACTCTCAACATTTCCTATATTAGTATCGGTAACTATTACTTCTTGTACTGCACTTGCTCTTATAACTTCATTAATAGTTATATCTGTTTGATATTCTTCTAATATCTGTGAAGGATTAATTATATTAATATTTTCAACTACTTCTGCATGTGGTGGTTCTGCGCTCATACCACCTTGAAGATTTCTTCCATCAATCATACATTGAAGATTATATATTGGTACTGTCACTGTTCCACTATCAGTTTTTAGACTTATTCCTATATAGTGATTTCCTGGTCCAACTTGTGGTATCCCCAGTGGTATTCCTATAATATTATCACCTTGTTGCAATTTCTGTTTTGGTTTAAAGGGTATCTCTAAATTATCTAAAAGTATCTTTATAGTTAAGGTGCTAGCTGTACTTACATTACAGCTTATAGATAAGTTAACACTTAAATTTGTACTTGATACTGCAGTAATGCCTAGGTATATTGGTTGAACCTCAGTAGTTGAAACTATAATCTCCTGTGAGTTAGCATAATAGAGCATACTAGTTAGTGCCTGTGCTACCTTGTTTCCTAGTTCATCTCTTACTGTACTAATCATTGCTGTAAAATCACTTTGACCTTTAGACTTAGGCTGACCAAGCTCAACTTTTGTATTCCATCCACTTAATAGATCCTGTTTTATTTTAATTACTTCTACCATTACATCTATATCAAACTCTTCATACTTTACTAAAACATAATCCCATAGATTAACCTGTTGAAGACCTTTAAAATTTTCATATTCCTTTGATTTACTAATTTCTATAAAGTCTACTTCTATGTTCACGTTAGCAAATCCCTTAGTCTTTGCATACTCCTTTGCCATTATCCTTAAGGTAGGTTCATCAGCTGCATCTTTAAATTCCACAGCCTTTATAATATGAAAAGGTGGATACTTTAAACTATTAAAATTAGGTATAGTTATATATTTTTCAGCTAGTGTTATACCATTGAAACCTTTAGGATAAATCTTAGTAGCTAAGTCGGTGGTATCACTGGTAACCTTAATACCTCTAATATTTTTTCCATACTTAATTAACATACCTGTTTCTTTTCCAATTTGCTTTAGTATTTTAATATTATAATTATCCCTATATAGTTCACCGGTTCCCCATCTTTCAATGATTTTAAATATTGCTTCTACTGGATTTAGTTCTACCATATATAAGGTATTATTTATCAAGATATCACTATCTACTATATATGTTGATGCTAGTTCATCAACTAAAGCTTTCTCCATGGCAGTTTTTATACTACACTGTACTGCTCTTTCATCCTCTATAAAATAAAAAGCCAAGTCATAAAAAATATGCTTAGCCCAAACCATAATTATTTTATTATTATCTTGCTTTTTCTCTACTTTATATATTCTAAATAGTTGATTGTTGGCCTTTATAATATTGAAGTGTTCTAGGTACAGTGCCTTTTTAGATTTGACTGGATACTCTAAATATAAGCTGTATTCACCATTTAATTCCTGGATAATTTCTGCTTTAATAGCTTCATTTAATTTACCAAGTCCGTTGTTTTCAAATTCACCTTTTTTAGTTTTCTTATCATAAATATAAATCACTATAGCCACCGCCAATTAGGTAAAATATCTATTTTGCTAACACTTCCTACCCAACTTATCTTATTCTCTCCTACTTTCAGCTTTGGAAAATCTCCTTCCATTTTAAAGTTTAAATTTTCTAAAGCTTCATTATAACAATCCTCTATATCACTATTTATGATTATGCAATTATTAATTCCTTTTAATTTTATAAGTGCATCATTTATTAATAGCTCAATATTTCCACTTCCATAAACAGTTATGATCGGACTACTGTCTAAAGTTCCAATATTATTTATAATACTTTCAGTTTTCTCTACCTCTATAACTTGATTATTAACTTCATATTTAAATGGCTTACAGTTAAATACTATAGGAAAAACTCCTATAGCTCTATAGACTAATTTAAAATCTATGGCATTTACAACTTGTGCTATATACTTTTTATTTGATTGAAAACTAAATATAAGATTTGCTTCACCACTATTAAAAAGCCAACCCTTTATTTCATCTATTTTATCTGCTAAATCTTCTCTTGATTTTAAAGTACATTCCACTAAAATAGTTATATCCTCATAGGTTTCCTCATCAAACTTTATATTTGAGTCTCTCCCATGAATAGAAACATAAGATACTCTACGTTTTGGTGATGGAATTGTAGGCCTTTTAGCAATTAAAATACCATAATCTTTATAGCTATCTTTATTACCAAAACTAAAACTTAACATGCTAATTACCTCCCTTTCCCATCACAACTCTTTG